CCAGGAATATCAACAGTTGTTCCACTGGAAAGACCTATTTTCCCAAATGCCGATGCAGTCTGTACTGCAAAGTCTGTAGCCTCATCGCTCCAATTTGTATCTCCTGTCTGTGGATAGTTTATTGACTCTCCATTGACATTGATATTTATTGCCACGTATTACTTACCTTTCTTTTTAGACATTGGTTTTTTAACTGGCATTTTAGAGCCTGATTTTTTACCGTACATGTATTTCTCCTTTATGTATTGCAAAGAGGGATTTTACTCCCTCTCGTTTAGTTTGGTTATGCTACGGTGAAGCCTGTAACTTTTGTACACTTAGCAGGGGCCATACAAAGTAAAGCCTGATCTGCATAAGCTCTCACTTCATATCCTGCATTGCTTGGCAATTGTAGGAATATCTCTGTTGCATCCATTCCAGGAGTTTGGAAAGTAACATCGGTTGCACCTACTCGAATGAATTGCTTTTTAGGAATAATAAATACTTCACCCGCTTTTACGATTGGATGTGGTTCAATCTCAATCTTTCCATTTGCTCCATAGAAAGCTAAGGACTGTACTCCATTTTCTGCGATACCATTCTTGTAAGACGAGTCATATCGTCTCAAGCCTGCTTCGGTTGATGCAAGTGTATTCCAAGCACTGATTGGAACATAAGCACATACATCTTCCATGAGACCTTGAGCGACAGCGTTTTCAGTTGCGGCTATGATTTGGCTAAGGCTTAAAGCACCTGAAGCAGTGTATTCATTTCCTTTGAATAGAGAATATGTTGTGTTATTGATTCCAAATAAAGTTCCTGAAGTTGTGATAATTTGATCAATGCCTAAGAAATCTTTTCCTTTAGTCCCGTTAAAATATACATAGATCCCGCCATTAAAATCAGCCTGAACTATTGCCATTATATCTGTAATACCTTGACTTGTTGCAGCAGTAAGACCTATTCTTTTGTAAACTGGGTCAATAGAGGAAATTGTTATATCTACAGTATTAATCAATGTAGAATTATCATCTTTATAAAACTGTAATTGAGCTCCTACTTTACCTGCCCATAATCCAGTTGCCCACTGAGCTTTGTCTATGTAATACCATGCAGTAGTTGAGGATCGCTTTACGAATGGTCCTATTGTACAAGCTAAAGGAGAAGCGTTTGTCCCACTTGCAGAAGTAGCTGTGAAAGTCTTTGCTCCTGTGACTGTGATAACTCCAGTAGAAAGAGTAATTCCAGTACCTGAATCATCAGTAAAGTTTACAGTATCGCCTGTAATAAGGCCATGGTTATTTGCAGTTGTAACAGTTACAGTAGTTGTTGCTCTTGTGAAAGTTGCCGCACCTAAAGAAGACCCGGAAGAACCAGAACCACTACCATTTCCCAAAGAAGATCCACCATAGAAAGATGAAAGTTCTAATCTGTTAGCCATGGACTCGACCATGTTTTCAAATAGAGTGCTTGTGGCATCTGCAAAGGCTTCTTTGTTAGAAGTAGCCGCCGCCGCCGCTTTGTAGGAAATTTGAGATTGAAGAACTTTTTCCGCACCTCTTACTTGTGCGTTTTTAGTTCCCATTGCTAAGGCTCCATTCAATGCGAAAGCAGTTCCGTCCCCGTCGTTGTATGTAAAGCCTTGTTCTGCCTGCAATACAACAGGTACATTGTAATAATCACCTAGTTTTTTACGTCTCTCAAAAGGAACATCTTTAATGAATTTTGCAGACTCTGGAATCAGATTGATTAAGGAGTCACCGTAGATTTGTTTATAAAAGCCATTTAGTGTGGCTAGTGTATTTGCACTCATCGTTATACCTCGATAAATTTAATAATAAGATTTTTAGAGTTCTCTTCTCTCGGTATATCGAATCAACTAGTGACCCTTGTTGTAATATAGTATGACTTGTAAGTTTTCGTTTTAATTAGGAGATCTATAATGACCTAATCGATTTTTACCATATTATTTTTCTTTGTCAAGCAAAATTAAAAAAAATCCCTCTGGAGGAGAGGGATCGAGTGGTTACCGGAAAACAATAAGAGTATTAGTTCTTTATTCTTTCTGCAAGTTCTTTTCGCCATTCTTCTTTTGTAATCTTTTTATTTGCAGATTGCCTTGGCTTAGGAGTTGATTGACTTGCTTGTGATTGACTTGTTTTAAGCCTTGCGAGATCATCTTGTCTGATTTGCTTAAGTAAGTCCTCGCCAATATAGGAAATCCTTTTTGTTGGGTCCAGTGACTTGAGAATCTGTGCATTTAGATTTCTAAAGTCTTCTTCGACCAAAGGAATTACCTGTTTTGGATTGACATTGATTCCCTTTTGTTCAGCTATAAGCATATAGTTTGCAATTCTTTTGACTACTTCGGGAGACTTAGGGAGGGAACTACTTTCCAAGGCATCTATAATACTATTAGATATTTCCTGCTGTGCCTGTTGGATTGCAACCTGCATTTGTTCCTGTTCTCGTCTTGTAAGTTCTTCCTTATACTGCCTTTCAAGTTCTTCCTTTTCCTGTCTTACTCTTCGGAGTTCTTTTTCATTTTCAGGAAGCATGTCTTCCTCGATTGCTTGCGTGAGATATTCCTCTGCTAGTTGTCTAGGATCATATCCCGCTCTTTGTAGTAATTGCCAAGGATTCGTTTGAATCATTTCTGCAATTTCTTTCACAAGTTTTTCTTGCTGCCTTGCGTTCCGTGTCGCAAAGTCACTTGTTTTTTGTGCTTTGTAGGATGACACCATTGTCTTAAATTCTTTGTCAGTCAATGGCTCATTTTCTGGCAATCCCCAAAGAGCTTTCAATTGTCTTTCGTTGACCTGCATTACTTGACCATTGACTTCTACTTTTGCTTCTCTTAATGGTATCTCAGTTGTTTGTGCTACTTCTCCCGATTCCTGTGCTACTTCCTCAGATGGGACTGATTGTTCAATCGCTTCTGTTGCTTGTTCTTCCATATTCTATTCCTTATTATTTTATATTGGTACTGCACTTGCTCCGCTTGGAGTCTGGTATCTTTCGCCTGTCATCGGATTAGTTGGTAAGTTAGGAAGAGCCCCTGTCACTTGTTCCAATGGGTTCTCTTGTCCACCTTGCGATACCTGTGGAATTGATGGATTCTCTGGAGTCTTAGGGGGAAGATTCTGCATTCCTAGTATTGCAAATAAATCCCCATCGCCTGTTCTCATTTGATTGATATGGTTTTGAATATGTGCAAGAACCACGACCACCAAATCAGGATTATTCCTTGCTTCTGGACTGTCTAATAATTGCTTGTGTTCGACTATATGCATAGGATGGTTATCTGTCACCAATACGGGAGGGTCGATTCCATCTTGCATTTGTTCGTTTTCCATTGCAATTAACATCAATTGCCTTTGGACTGGATCTGTAATTGAATCAAGTCTGCCATTTTGTAGTACAGAAAAGTACATATCTGGATTTTTTATGAATCCGTACTGCATGAGAGTATCTGCAATTTGAATCTTGCCTGCCGTTGTCTTAGACAAAGGATTTCCCATATCGACAATTACTCTTTGCACATTCTCCAAGTCTTTGCCGCTAAATTCTTTCATGTAAGGGGTATTCATTTTCCCTACAATCGTTGCGACTCTCGGAACTGTGGCATAAGATTGAAGCATAGAAATAATGGCGGTCCCGCTGTCTTCTAATAACTGAACATATCTTTGTTGAGTAAGCTGCAAGAATTGTATCGCTTGGCTTGCTACCAATGCCAATGCCGCCCCACTCTTAAGACTTGCCTCTGGGTTTCCTCTTACTACTGAGTTTATACCTGAGATACTTTCCATTTCATTAACTAACTCTTTGTATCGGTTGAATATCTCTACAGGAGTCGCAGTAAGGTTCATTGGTTCAGGCTTCCCCATCTTAGGATCATACTGGACAATGTTCAACCCTCCTGATAGTTCCTCGACATCCAAGTTAGACCCTCTTGGGACTAAGACGTTTTGTACTCCGAAGGCTTCCTGATTAGTTTGAATCGTTGACGCTAATCCATCGACCGCCCTTTGTATAGGAAGCATATCGAAAGATACTGAGTAACCAAAAGGAGAAGCATAGATTGACCCGGGATGAAGTGCATAGACTGGGATCTGTGGGTACGGGAGATCCGAGTCAAATAATACGGTCCCGCCCTCGATAAATTCTGAATATCTTCCGTTTGGAACTGATTGAGTCTTGTCGTGGTAGAATCTATAAAGAGGGATCAAGTCTGAATCCGTTATACGGTAGAAATCAAGAAAGTCATTTTTGAGAGATCCACTAGTCATTTCTGAGTTTATTATGTCTGTCTCAAAGTCTGGGAATTTTTTAGCTAGTTCATACTTGTTCACAAATTCCCTTACAATTAAATATTGCCTATCTTCAAACTTTCTAAGGTAAGGATGTCGTATAATATCTATCCCAGAACATGACATGAATTTAATATCACCTTCTTTGATTGGTTCGTTGTTCTGCCCGACTCCATATTCTCTTCCAAGAGCCACATCCCAATTGAGAACAACATAGCCTTCACCCGACCAAATAGCAAACTCGACCGCGTCCGCAACATATCTTTCTAGCCTTTTCTCTCTCATATAGTAATCTAAGAGACCCTGTGCAAGCTTGGTCTGTGCTTGGCTTGAATAGTCGTTATTGATTGCCCTTGCGTCGAATGTCGGTCTCTGTGATACTGTAATAGATAGGATAGCCTGAAGGATGGACCTAAAGTGATTGACGAACAAGAAAGAATACTCTCCCGCATCCCCACCCCTGACTGTATCGCCTAAATGATAGCCTGCTCTAAAGTATTGACGATATGATTTACGCCACAAGTCAAGCATCCCGTTGATCCTGACATACTGGTAATAGTCATCCACTTTGTTTTGGAGTTCTCCGCCGATCTCATCTACTGTAAGATTGGCAAAGTAGGTTGCGTTTTGTTCTAGTTTTGTTTTAGTTAGCATTTACTTTTTCCTGTTCAATATATCTTGAATTATTCCCTTCTTTTTTTCTTCATCTTGATAATCTAATATTGCACCACCTTTGCCAGATTCTGCTTCACTAAAATATCTTTGATATTCTTCTTTGGGAATTCTAAGTTTCTGATAGAGAGATGGTGTAAATTTCCACTCCTCTCCTGTTGCCATTGGCTTATCAAGTCGAGACCATTCACCTGCAGGAGTAACTGGATTAGAATATATTGAATCTGTGCCTGCTGTTATGTGAGATAATTTTTTAAATTTATTGTCCCAATGCCCTCTTGAATCTGGAACCATCCCTGCTTGTATTGCTCCTTGATAGTCATAATCTAAAGAACCTAAATCAATTTGTTTTCCAAGATTCTCTAAAGCTTTTATTCTAGCTTTTTTTGATACACCTTGCCCATGCAATTTATTGAATAATTCGTCAACTGTTTCCATTTTCTTTTTCCATTTCTTCTTTCAGATATTCTACATGCAAATTTATGTGTTCATTGATAGATTTAACTTGTATCTCATTCCATCCAAGTTGGGCTTGTCTCATATGTTCTTCTTGTCTTTCATTTTGGTTCATTTCTTCTTCCATTTGTTTTAAGTCTTTTGCAATTTCTTCTGCAGTTTGATTTTTGTATTTATCATAAGGTAGTATTGTAATACCAATAACATTTCTTTGATTTTTAATCATTTGCTTGTAAGCATTATAATCCATATATAAATATTGCCCTATTTCCATTTCTTCCATTATCTTCTAAACATCCTTTTTAAATTTGATCTCTCACTCGATTCCTTCTCAAAGTGAATATAATGGGTACTAGGTAAAGCTGTGCTTGTAACTGGTATCGGATTGGAATACTGATCTATGTTCCTAACCATGTAAATCAAACTAGCCAATGCATCAAAGTGACCGTACATGTCCGACACATCGAATTGATTTCTCTGCTTGTTCCAAATAGCTGCCCTCATGCATCCTATGAGTTCCTGGCACTTCTCAGAGATAAACAATCTTCCCTGTGCTACAAAGACTCTAAGCTCATTGACCATTGCTAAGAGAGTATCCTTACTTGTCGGAGCAAAGTGTACACCATGCATGAGAGACATATCCTGCAATAAGATCACATTGTTATTGTCTGCAATTCTTCTGGGTTCTGTCATGTCTCGGAAAAGTTCAATCTCTTTTGCTTGGATAGTTTTTGCAATCAAGTCGGTTGTTGTGTCCTGCCCTGTAAGAATAGACTCATCGACTACTTGTAAGACTGATTTTTTAAAGTCATAATATCCGTAAAGAATAGCAGTCTTGTGTCGTCCGCCGATATCCATTGAGATATAATTCTGATAATACATTCTCCAGGAATCGAGTTCAATCTCGCCAATATAACAATCGTTCCATTCTGGGACCACAACAGACATCTCATCCACTACGAATTCGCATAAGTATTCCCTTTTCCATGTGCTTGAATTGACTCCGCCCGCCTCACTGCAATATAGATCAATTGTTTCCTGTTTAAGGCTTTTATTGTCGTAAATCGTAAACTTACTATAATAGTTTCCCCATATTGCCTCTTGGCATAGTCTCGGAAAGTAGTGTGCAGGAGTTCGAGGAGGAGTACTTGAAATGATCGTTCTTCCTCCTGTGGTCAATGTCTGAGGCATAAGAATATCTTTCAGGACATATTCTAAATCCGAGATACTTCCTGCCTCATCGATAAGGTTTAAATCGGATCTATGTCCTCTTAAGTTTTCCGCATTGTTGTTGTCACAACCTGCAATATGTATTTCGGATCCATTTGGAAAAACATATTTAGAGTCTTGAGTCTTGAATGTAGGTTTAAACTTGTCTGGGCAATCTTGTAAGACTTCGATCATGATAGGTTGTATGATTTCCTTCAATTGCTTTTGCGTAGGAGCCGCAAATCTTATTAATTTGTTCGGACTCTGTAGTGCTTGCTCGATTGCAAGTAGGCAAAGTATAAATGACTTTCCAAATCTTCTAGTACAATTAATAACGTGTTTAATAGAATTTGATCCTTTGATGCTATCATACAATTTAATCTGATAAGGTAAAAGTTTGTAGTACAAGTCTCCCTGTTCCCATGATTCCTGGATGAGTTCGTTGTATAGCAATCTTTCTTTAGAGATAGCATTCATATCATTTTTTGCGCTGGTTATAGTCCCAAATTACTTGTTGTATAAATCTTTCATTGTCAAAAGGAATTTCTTTATATTTTCTATTTAACTCTTTATTTAATAATTTGTACAATTGCTTTTCTATTTCATCCAACTCTGGCTCATTTGATATTTTCTTTAATTCTATATTTTTATATATGAGTTTAACTATTTTCTTAACCATTATTTGACCCCATGTCCACTCTCAACTTATCTATTAACATCCTTCTTTCTTCTGGACTTAATTTTTCTCCGCTTGTGATACTCTCACCCTTGCTTGTTACATCAATTGACTCCAAAGGTTTGCCGAGTACTCGATCCCAAATTTTAGAAATATGATCTACCTCTCCACTGTTGGCAAAGTTTGAGATAGTTTGCAATACACCTTGTTCTATTAAATTTACAGGAGGATTGTTTTTAATTTCTTTAACATCTGTAAATGCAAACTTGTGATAAGATACAATGAGTTGTTCAATACTTGCTTCCTTCATTGCCCTTACTTCTTCGGGTAACTTTGGTCTTCCGTTCGGGTTTCTTACTTCTCCTTTCTTGGCAGGGATTAAGTTTTGAATCCCTTTATTCTTCCCTAAATTAGTTTTGGGTTTCATGGTCTTACTTTGCAATCTCACTCACTGGCTTCTTGCTCCACATACGACAAGACCAATAGGCTGGAGTTGTCTTATCCTTAATCGAATCGCAATTATGTCTTGCCCTGAATGATGCCCTTCTCTCTGGACTGTCTCTTTTGATTTCCATGTTCGGATCCCCAAAGGTGACTTTAATAATCTTTCCCGTTTTCTTACTCTTAACATAAACACCAAACTTCTTTCCTGATCCCGAAGGAAGCCTGAAAGGTTTATTAAGTATTTTATCCATCTCTCCTCCGCATCCCCTGAGCCACTCGAATACTGGACACCTGATCTTCTAAGGATTTAATCTTTTCCTGTAACTCTTCAATATTAATATTACTTACTAACTGCTTCGGTTGTCGAATTGCATTTACGTATAGATACGCTAGGACCATTTCGGAGGAAATTAAAACCATTGCAATTGACAACCAAAACATAATTAACTTATACCTCCCTTTTTTCCCATGTCAAGCAATAATTTTATGGCAACCTTATCTGATCGCTCGACCACCTTTCCAACTTCACTCATGCCCATTCTTTTTAGCCAAGCAATCGCCCTTGTGTTATTAGAGTACAAGTAAGAAATAAATCCTTCCTCATGCTCATTTATCAAGTAATTCCAAAAATGATTTAAATTTTCCTTATCCCTTTTTTCTGGATGTACTCCAAAAGAATAAAGTATCCAGTCATTATGTGCTTTAAGCCACACTGCAAAATACTTTCTCTCAGGACTTTCGATAATATAACAACTTGGATATTGCAATAGACATCCATGTATTTTAATTATGATTTGTTCTGATATATCTTTATTATAAGTAATAAAATCAGGATCACAATACTTATGAATTTCTTTGTCGTTATCAAATATGTCTTTAATTAATTGTTTATTCATAATGTTTTTTTATAATTCTTTATACTGTTTTTAAGAATTATACACCGCCCTTTCATTGTAAGGCATTCGCCTTGCCCTGCTATTAATCCGAATACCTCTTTTGCGAAGTTATCAGAATCATAATCCGAACTATTAATACATGACATATGTCCAATTAATTTTTTCCATGACTCTTCTAGTTTTTTTAAATCATATTCAATTTCTTCTAGTCCTTCTGGCTTGCTATATCCCATGAATTTATTCATTTATGACTCTCCTGTATCATATCAATAATCCTACTAGAATACCCACTAACTGTGTACAAATCTTTCCCTACTCTCATAAAATGATCTGTTGTTAATCTGATAACTTTATACCCATGAAGTACAAGTAGGTTGTATTTTTCAATATCGTTTTTAAATCCGTTACCTCTTTGGTGTCTGCCATGGATCCATTGACCCCCCTCTATTTCTACCACAGTGTTATAATCAGGAAGAAAAAAATCACACTTAAAACGTCTATCCTCAAATGGCTTAAACTGTTTTATGAATTTAATATTACGGAATATAAGCCATTGTGAAAATGGATTTTCTAAACTACTTTGCGTCATATTGCCCTGCCTTTGTTTTTGCGTATCTCTGCAATATGTACTGCTTAGCGTCTTCCGAGTCTGCATGGATGAAGTGCTTACAAATAGTAGTACGGTTAAATTTCACAGATTTAAATTCAACCCATGTGTCGTCTTTGTCGCCTATTAATAAATATCTCATACAGGTTTTTCTTCTCTTGCATTTGTCATTACTACATAGTGCAATCTTAGTTGGATTAGGATTCATTAGTTATTGACCTCATTTTCTTTAAATTGTATCTCATGTGATCTATTTTCAATACTTTTATCCTTATTTGCATTTATAAAACTTAATATATCTTCACATGTTTTAATTTGCCCTCTGTGGTATGATTTAGCATCAATCGTATCCATTAAATTGCTTGCAATATATCCTTGATTTTTATTAATAAAATTTAAATATTCATTTATATATAATTCAATGTTCATTAGAAAGCCACCTCTTCATCAATGTCCATCCCAAAGTTAGGATCATTAACATTAGTTACCCGCTTAGTCAATCGCTCAAAGTTGTTCGCAATACATGTTGTTTTAAATTGCTTCTTCCCATCGCTACCATCCCAGGACTCAATATCTAACTTTCCACTTACTTGCACTCTGTCCCCTTTCTTAAGATCCTGCATAAGTTGTGCTGTCTTTTCCCACGCTTTGACTCTGACAAAAAAAGATTCGTTTGGCTTTCTCCATACCCCTAAATCAAACTGAACAAAGTCCTTGCCGTTAATTTGCTTGCGCTCAACATCTTTTGTAAGATTGCCTACCAGTATTAATAAATTTTTCAAATCATATCTCCATTATCTCTTATGTGTATAATAAGTTCTTTTGTGTAATTCGCCTCAATCAATCCTAACAAGTGATTGCAGATCTGTATTATAATATCGCACTCTATATTTATCTGCTTTTTCAAATTATTATAATACTGTATTTCCAAGTTAATATTATGTGGAAATATATGATTATAAAATACATTACGTGTTGCTTCTCTATAACATATCTCTATTCTCTTAAGACTGCCATTTATTTTGTCGTCTAGGTTCATGGTCGTATTTTAATCCATATTCCTTCTAATTTATTTCTGCTATTAATTTCTTCATAATATTTGGTTATATATCCTTGTTCATCCGGATAGTCTTCATAAGTTTTTATATACTGTCTTATCTCGTCTTCGCTTAAAATATCATCTTCATTTTTATAATATTCTTTATGCCCCATGACCTCAATTTTAGACGCATAATATTTTTCAAATTCACCTGCTCCGCATCCTACTTCATCATCTACCCAAATATGTATTTCATCTTCTGGGTTTTGCTTTTGTATTTGTTCTATCAATTCTTTTGCTTTCATGTTTTCTCTTAAGTTATTTAATACATTTCAAAATCTAATATATATCCACATTCTTCACAATATACATATATCAAATGTTTTACGGATTTTTTAGCATCATCAATAATAAATTCTTTTTTATCTTCTTTCCATGCATTATTGTTATTGCATATATTGCATTTGTCTTTTATCGTATTCACGCTTCCTCCAACTCCAAGTTCTTTTCAATGTGTTTTTCTATCCCATTATACTTTGCTTTAAATCTCTTAATCCATGCCAAATACTCGTAATACTTGCCAGTCGATTGCAAGAACATCTTTAGATCTGTATTCTCGACAAGCAACTTAGAAAGCGTATTATTTGCTATCTCTACGTCCCCCTGATCTTGTGTCCCCATAAGATTGAATACTGTCTGGTTGCATATGTCAAAGTATTTCTGATTCATTCAATTTATCTCTCAATGCTCTGCAATGTATTTCGTATTTATCTATATTATAATTAATATTTTCTTTATAGTACATTACAATATTATAAACATCATAAAACATACTTATTTTATATTCTTTTTTCTTTAATTCTCCATTAAAATCGCTTATAAATTCTTGCAAATGACTTATATACATATCTATATTATCTGTTATATTATTCATCTATCTTCTTCTCCAAGTTTTCAATCTCTCTTCCCAAATACCATATAGCCTTCTTAAGATCCTCAATAGTGCCCTCTATAGATGGATGCTTAATACCTGCCCTTAGGATATACTTAACCACATTACCAAGATTAAAATTAAGATCGTAATATTCTATAATCTTAATCGGCTCATGGGGATTGTCTTCGCCGCCGTAGTGACTACTCATCATTAAATACATCCCTTAATGCTCTACAGCTAAATAATAAATCATTTATTGATAATCTAAGATGATATCTAAAATGAATTAATTCTGTATAACTTGCAACTTTACTTAAATATACTAAATTATTTTTAAGAGGAGAAAAAGAATCTTGTATTTCAAACAATAAATCAATAATCTCTTGTCTTTTCGCTTTATTCATCGTCAACTATCCCAATGAAATAATACAATACACCCAACGCAATAGTGATCGTTGTGCAATATGCTAAATACTTAATTAGTAATTCCGTCGTCATTGTTCGTTTCTCTCATCCATCATGGACATAATAATATCAAAATCCATTAGATGTTTTTTTAAATCGGTTTTGTATTTCATATAGTCCTCGTATTTGCCCTTAAGATTTATGTAAGTCAATGTTGCAGCTGCAATCATACGCAAATCTCTCTCGTCGATATCTTTCATAATCATGTCACCATAAAGGACTTTGTAGTGCTGTCTAAATTCATCGTGTGTCATATTTTACCTAAAAAGAATCCTATCAACATACCAAAAAATATTAGAGCAAGAAACCATAAGTTTCCGCCTTCCTTATTATTCATGTCCTCATTGACGAGTCTAATTATCTTAGACTCACTATCTATTTTATCTTTCAATGCCTGTATTTCCCGTTTTTCCATGTAACCTCTTTAACAATCTACTTTGCTTAGTTAATTTTTTAATAATCTCATTAAAATTTTCGTCTATTTCTTTTTTTAGATAATAAATTTTTCTAACTTTAGTATAAAATTTTTTAAATTTGTAATCGCTGTGATTAATTAAATTAACCACATGAGACTTAGTCACGGTGTCGAGCATCTTTTGGATATCCTCCAAATCATAATAATTTTCTCTTGGTTCTGGCTTCCAATCAGGCCGCTTGAATTGCTTATATACCGGCGGTTGTGCAATTCGCTTTCTCTCGTCGAGTTCTGCTTTAATCTTATCCAAATCCTCTGTATTATATATAGTTTTGTTATTTACCTTCTCGTGTCGTATGCCTCTATTAATAACTAATTTCTTAAAGTTTTCAGGTCCCATACCTAAATATCTTTGTGCATC